GGTGCAGAAATTGGTGTAACTACAAGCGGAAACACTCCAACATATGATGAGATTATTAATCTTGTTTACTCTCTAAAACGTCCTTACAGAAAGAATGCAGCATTCATTATGAATGATTCAACTATTGCGGTTATTCGTAAGTTAAAAGACGGTAATGGTAGTTATATTTGGCAACCATCTAGCGTAGCTGGTGAGCCTGATAAAATTTTAGGTTATCCAGTTTATACATCAGCTTATGTTCCTGAGATTTCTGCTGGTAATAAGGTTATCGCATTTGGTGATTTTTCTTACTATAACATTGGTGATAGAGGTACTCGTTCATTCAGTCAATTAAAAGAATTATTTGCTGGTAATGGGTTAGTTGGTTTTGTTGCTAAAGAAAGAGTCGATGGCAAACTTGTCCTTCCAGAAGCAGTGAAAGTTCTTAAAATTAAGGACTAGGTGATTAATATGTGTGCATACAATGTTAAAAACTATACCGAACAAGGTGGAGATAGAACTGTTATTAACGGTGAGATTGTAATCAATGGCAAACTCACAGTTAGTGAAAAAGCAGAAGTAAATGGTGTAGAGAAAAGTCCCTACACCTTGACCCCTGCAACTCCTACAACTATTGGTGGAGTTAAAGAAGCTCTAAACGTTAAAGAATCAACCGCATCAAATGTTGGTACCTTAAAAAATGACTTAAATGAATTGATCATTAAGTTAAAAGATGCGGGTATCGTTGAAAAAGATTTATTTGACATTACAGTTGGAACTATCACTAATTTAACAGGTGATATTGTTACAAATCATAGCAAAATTGAAAGTGTTACTTTTAATGAAGGCATTGTAACTATAAAAGTTCCTGTGGAAGAGTTGATTGCTTTTGAATCAAATAATCCAAATCAAGGAATTCATAAATGGATAGGACTATCTATTGGAACAGGTCTGAATTCAATTATTGATGTAATTTATAATGGCACTTATGTATTAACACAAGTAGATGTAGATGAAGCTAACGTTGTCGGATGTCCAGCTGGATCATTTGTACTATGGATCAAGTGTGATGAACTCATAGATACACCAAAGGTTATTACACTTGGAAAACCTGGATTTAAAACAGAAACATTAACAATTGCTATTGAAAATGAATAAGGAGGTAGTGGTGATGGCAACTTCGGATTTACTACAAAAAGTAAAGCAAAATTTGATAATAGAACATTCAGAAGATGATACTTTAATTGAGAGTTACATCACCGCTGCCGTTTCATATGCTGAAAGTTATCAGCATTTATCCGAAGGTTATTACATTTCTAATGAAATGCCACCGACTACAAAACAAGCAGTTATTATGCTAGCAAGCCACTTTTACGAATCGAGAGATGGTTCAACAGGTGGCTTTTTTGCTGATAATGTTCAAGCAGGACAGCAAGTGTGGAATACTGTCAATCTACTTTTAAGACTTGATAGGGAGTGGAAATTATGAGCTTTGGAAAAATGAATGATTTCATTCAGGTAATTCAAATCGTGCATTCAAAAGATAGCGATGGATTTACGAGTGAATCAAAAGAAGTAGTAGCATCAGTTAGAGCTTATCGTGAAGGAAGACATGGTAACACAATGTGGGCAAACCGTGCTTCTTTTACAACTGCTACGGACTTATTTAGGTTCCGTAAGATACCTAATTTAGATATAACAGCTAATATGATAATTCTATGTGAGAATTCTGAATTTGAAATCTTCTCAATTGAAGATGTGAAAGGAAAAAAGATGTATATAGAAGTCTTAGCAAAGAAGGTGGAATCATCCAATGGCAAAAGCGACAGTTAAACTACCAGAAGAATTCTTAAAGAAGCTATCAAGATTAGGAGATAAAACAGATGAAATAACTGCTAAGGTGCTTGAAAGTGGAAGTGAGATTGTATTTGACAAAGTAAAAAGTAATCTTGAATCAATTGTTGGTAAGGACACTAAAGATGAATCAAGGTCATCTGGTGAGCTTATTGGCTCATTAGGGATTAGTTCAGTAAAAGTTGATCGAGATGGTAATAGCAACATAAAGATTGGGTTCAGTGAGCCTAGAAAAGATGGGAAGTCAAATGCCATGATAGCAAACATTATCGAATACGGAAAACACAATCAACCTGCAAGACCGTTTTTGAAACCAGCAGTTAGAGCAACTAAACAAACTTGTCTTGATTTCATGATTAATAAACTTGAGGAGGAAATTAACAAAGTATGAGACTACTTGAAAAATTAATCACAATACTTTCAGATATTGGTGTCCCTGTAGAAACAGGTTTGTTTTCAGGTCAAGCACCAAATCAATATATTGTTTTAATTCCCATGACATCCACATATGAACTTTACGCTGATAACTTACCTAAACAAGATGTAGAAGATGTAAGAATCTCGGTTTACTCAAAATCAAACTATTTGAATTTAAAGAGACGTTTGGAATCAAAACTATTAGAAAATGGCTTAACTATAACAGAAAGAAGATATATCGGTTTTGAAAAAGAATCTGAGTATCATCATTTCACTATTGATGTAGCCAATCACTATACCATAGAGGAGGAATAAAAAAATGGCAACAATCGGATTAGATAAATTGTATTATGCAAAGATTACCGAAGATGAGAACGGTAATGAAACTTATGGCACACCTAGTCAATTGGCAAAGGCAATCTCTGCTGACTTGAGTGTAGAACTAAACGAAGCAACTCTCTATGCTGACGATGGTCAAGCAGAAATTGTAAGAGAGTTTAAGAGTGGTACTATTACGTTATCAGTTGATGAAATTGGTCATGACATTGTGGCTGATTTAGTTGGAGCAGAAATTGATAGCAATGGGGTATTAATCTCTGGTGACAACGATTCAGCAAAACCTGTAGCAATTGGTTTTAGAGCAAGGAAATCTAATGGAAAATATAAATATTACTGGTTATATAGAGTATTATTCTCCATTCCAGCAACTAACCTAGCAACTAAAGGTGACAGTATTACATTCTCTACACCTACAATTGAAGGTACTATTTTAAGAAGAAATAAACCTGACACTTCATCAAAGCATCCTTGGAAAGCTGAAGTAACTGAATCTGAAAGCACTAAAACAATAGTTGAAGATTGGTTTGATGCTGTATATGAACCTACATACGCTGGAATTCCAGTACAACAGGAGGAATAAGAAAATGGCTGATGAAAGAAGTACAAATATTATTATAGGTGGTAATGAATACGAATTATTATTAACCACAAAAGCAACAAAGGAAATTGCTAAAAGATATGGTGGGTTAGATAAACTTGGAGATAAACTTTTAAAAAGTGAAAACTTTGATGCAGCACTTTCAGAAATAGTCTATTTAATCACACTTTTAGCTAATCAATCCATCTTAATTCATAATTTTAAGAACAAAGGAAATGAAAGAGATTTATTAACAGAAGATGAGGTTGAATTATTAACAACTCCAAATGATCTTGCTGACTTTAAGGATGCAATTACTGAAGCATTGTTAAAGGGAACAAAAAGAAATGTTGAGAGCGAAGATACATCAAAAAACGTGCTGGACGAGTAAGCGATGAAGAGTTGTTTACTCGTCTTTTATATTACGGTATTGTCCACCTTCATCTTTCACAAGAAGAAGTTTGGCTAATGCCTTTTGGTCTTTTACTTGATTTATGGGAATGTCACAAACATTATATTGGGATTTCAAAACCAAAAATGGAAAACACCATAGATGATATTTTGCCTGATGGAATCTAAAGGAGGTGAAGCATATGGCTGATAATTTTGGGTTAAAGATTGGCATCGAAGGAGAGAAGGAGTTTAAAGCTCAATTAATAGAAATCAATCAGACTTTCAAAGTCTTAGGTTCTGAAATGAAACTAATTGAGAGTCAATTCGAGAAACAGGATAAATCAGAACAAGCTTTAGCTGCTAGAAATGAAGTACTGCAAAAATCAATCGATACACAAAAACAAAAAATAGAAACATTAAGGTCGGCTTTAAAAAATGCTTCAGATTCTTTTGGTGAAAATGATAAGAGAACAAAAGCATGGCAAATTCAACTTAATAACGCACAAGCTCAACTTAACACTATGTCTAAAGAAATCAAAAAAAATACAGAGTTACTTGATGACAATAGTGAAGCTACAGATGATGCTAGTGATTCGACTGATGATCTAGGTGATTCATTAGAAGATACAAAAGATAAAGCGGATGATGCAGGTGATCAGTATTCTAAACTTGCAGGTTTGGCAAAATCGATGGGAGTTGCTCTTGCAGCAGCAATGGCAGCAATTACTACAGCGGCTATTGCTACAGGAGTCCAATTAGTTAAACTTGGCGATGAATATAACAAAGCTATAAACCAAATTGCAGCTTCAACTGGTGCAACTGAAGAACAATTAGAAGAACTTGGATCGATCGCACAAAAAGTTTATTCACACAATTTTGGTGATAGTCTCGAAGATGTGGCAAATGGCTTGTCAGCCGTTAGAAGAGCAACTGGATTAATTGGTGATGAACTACAAAAGGCTACTGAATCAGGATTTGCTTTGCGTGACACCTTTGGATATGATTTGGAACAATCAGCAAGAGCTGTTTCATCGTTAATGAAGAACTTCGGTATTACATCAGAAGAAGCATATAACTTAATAGCTTATGGTGCTCAAAATGGTGCTGATAAAAATGGTGACTTAATAGATATATTAAATGAGTTTTCTGCACAATATGCTTCATTAGGCTTATCCTCTAATGAGTTTTTATCAAGTTTGATTAATGGCTCTGATGCAGGGGTATACAGTCTTAAAAAAGTCGGAGATGCTGTAAAAGAGTTTAATAAACGAGTTAATGATGACAGTGTCAATACAAAGGAAGCATTCTTTTATTTACGAATGGATGCTGATATCATGCGTGATGCATTTGCAGTTGGTGGAGAAACAGCAAAGGATGCATTTTATGCAGTAATGAAGGCACTTGAAAGTGTCGAAGATCCATTAATGAAAAACCAAATAGCAATATCTTTATTTGGTTCTAAGTTTGAAGACTTGCAAGATGGTGTGTTACCAGTTTTATCAGGTATGAAAGATGCAACACTCGAAGTTAGTGACAGCCTTTCTAAAATAAACCAAGTAAAATATGACAATTTGGAAAAAGCGATACAAGGAACAAAAAGATCTATTCAAAGTGTATTTTTACCAACTGTAAGCGGAATGTCTGCAGGTATTACAGATGCATTCTCTATTCTTTCAAATGTTTTAAATGAATCAAATGGTGATTTCAGTAAAGTTGGTGAAGCAGTAGGCTTGGCAATGGAGCAAATCACAAAAACTATCCTTGAGTTTTTACCAAAATTACTTGAACTATCAGGAACACTTGTTTCTGGAATAGCAAAAGGTATTGTGAACAATCTACCTTTAATATTAAATACTACAAGCAAACTAATCTCCTCATTACTACAAGGTTTACTTAAATCTCTACCTAAGATATCAAAAGCAGGATTAGAAGTTCTAATGACATTGATTAATGGGATTCTTGATAACCTTTCCGACATATTAGTAGCGGCTGTTCAAATGATTGTTGCACTTGCGGATGGAATAGCAAATTCACTACCAGAATTGATACCTGCTGTAATCAAAGCAGTAATTGCAGTCGTTGATACATTAATCAATAATTTAGATATGATTTTAGATGCTGCGTTTCAACTAATAAAAGGCTTAGCAGAAGGGATTATAAAGGCTATTCCTATATTGATTCAAGCACTACCTGGACTAATCACAGCACTAGTAAACTTCTTATTATCATCAATTCCAGACATCATTAATGTAGGTATTGAATTGTTGACATCTTTAGTCGCAGCCTTACCTGAAATTATTTCATCAATTGTCACCGTAATACCACAAATCATTAATGGAATCATTAATGCAATCTTTGAAAATTTACCACAAATAATTGAAGCTGGTATAAGTCTATTTATTAGCCTAATTCAAGAACTACCAAAGATTATTGTTATGATCATCGAAGCTATTCCTCAAATTATAACGGGTATATTAAACGCCCTTGTAGCCAACATAGATAAGTTTATCCAAATGGGAGTTATGTTGTTCTCTGCAATTATTCAAAACCTACCTGAAATTATAAAGAACATAGTACAAAACATTCCTCAAATAATTACTAGCATTATAAATGCATTTGGTTCCCTTGCAAGTGGAATGAGTGAGGTTGGCAAAAATCTAGTTAAAGGTTTATGGGATGGTATTCAATCTTTAGCTGGTTGGATTAGGGACAAAGTATCTGGATGGGCAAGTGATCTTTGGAAAGGGATTACGGATTTCTTTGGTATTAAATCTCCGTCAAGAAAAATGGCATGGGTTGGTAGTATGTTAATGCAAGGATTAGGAAGTGGCATTGAAAGAGATGATACTCCTATAAGAGCAGCAGAAGAATTAACAGAAAACATCAACAAAATAATGAATGATCTTGCTACAAAATCATCAATTATAGTTGAGACTGATGTTGACACCAAAGGGACAAAAAGCAGCATTCAAGAAGCTATTAAGAATATGACTTTAGAAACAAAATCTATCGCAAGTGAATTTAATATCGGATTACCACGAAGAAATGAGGAAGTAGACTCATCAATTGAAATTACTATTCCATTATATTTGGATGGTGAAGTAATCAGCGAAGCTACAAGTAGAATTCAAAGTGTAAAAACTGCATCTCTTAAACGAGCAATGGGGGTATAAATATGGCATTGGAACTATTCACAAAAGGTGGTACCTTTATCGCTAATATTGAAAAAATGTTAACTTGCACAAAAAAAGAGACATTATCTGGAGTACTTACATTAAACTTTGAAACTCTAATCACTGATGATCTAGAAACTATCGTTAATGGAACTAACTATATGGTTTTGTTTGAAAATGAGTACTATGATGTAGTTTCTACACAAAAAGCTTTAAGTAATGGACTATATAAAATTAAGTTTAGTTGTGAACACATATCTTATCGATTAAGTAACTTC